TATTAATCTTCTTTTGATTTCTTTATTATTACTTCTCATTTCATTCTCCATATTAAGTATTTAATAGTTTCATAGGTAATAATAGCCAAAACTATCATTAACCACAACTCACCATGCTCTAAACAAGCATAGTATATTACATCTTCATCTACATCATAGTATGTGTTCATATTCTAACCCCATGCCTTTCTTTTGTATCTTTCAAGCCAGCTTTTTCTTGCTACTGCACCTTGACAGTCGTGAAACCACCACCAACCGTTTCCATTTAACTTGTACATCTCTTTATGTAACCACGTTCTCTTGTGTTCATACGGAAAATGCTTTGCAGGATAAGTTGCTTTTATTGGATTGTTATTCTTATCATAAGTTTTCTTAGCCATCTATGCTCCTTGATCTTAACTTTACGTGTATATATTTTCTTTTCGACCACTTAAGAAAACATTCATACGGTATTCCATCTCTTTCATATTGAATTGCTTTCCTAAACAGATCTACATCTATTCTCATTGTTGGATATATATAACTATCTTGTATATTATCCATTGCTTCTTGCATGGTCTGCTGTACTCCAAAATTACACCAAACACTATTATGGTGATATTTCTCCCATGCCATATGAACATGCTTTATATCATTTATATCTACTATAACACTGTCAGCCTGTTCAAACAACAGTGTTATATAACTTTTGTAGTCTCTATCACGCCAATTAAATTGACTAGCTTCTTGCTCTTGATATAATAACTCTAAAATATGCATTACTTTCTCTCCTCTCTTGTTAAGCGATGGTAGGCTACTAACACCCTCGCAGTTTGTTTTCACCTACCTATCAGCCACCGAATTATATAGCTAGGAAAATAACTAAAACCTATCTATACTTATCTAAATAGTCTACATACTTGTCACAATAGAGATCTGATTGGCGCTTTGCACGCTCTGCTCTTTGAATAACAAGACTGTGAACTACTTTCTTTATTGTCTCCTTACTAACTGATCTTTGTTTATCTTTCATCTACACCTCTTACTAATTAAATAAAACTTAGTAGACTACAGACTAGTGATAGCCTATAGTCTACTTTGTTCGTGTGAGACTTGAGTATACTCACAATGCTGTTGATTTTACCTAGTGGATATCTTATCCACAACCAATCCATACTCATACCATAACTGGCATACTCAGACAAGTTTGATAGTGTCTCCACTCTTGTCCATTGTATTAATTATATGACATAGCAAGGCTCGACTTAATTGACCTTGTATTCTATGCATTTATTGGTGATAACCTACTCGTTATCTTTTATAGCAACATTCAATTGGTACTACTTTTGTAGCTACTCACATATCATTTAATATGCTCATAATCTATCGACACCAAACTAGCATGATGCGGGTTAATACACATTATACATGCTTACGAACTATTCACAATAGATAGCTAACCTATTGCAAAATCTTTATTGTAGGACTTAAAATAGATAAGGCTGACATACATCAACCTTATCATCTGATCTGTTATTATACTGGCTTTATCAGGCGCCTAAATGCCTTGATATGCCCTAGTTGTCTGAACTCTATTAACTGCTGTTTTGTATACTTGTTAATATTGTCAGCTATTCTCTTATCTAGAAATTGTCTATCATTATTAGTAAACATCAGTTTAAGTTGATAGATAACTTCTCTCTTAGTTTCAGTCATAAGTGCTATCTCCTTCTCTTCTTGTATTGTAGGGTATCTAATAAAAGATAAGGCTTGCTATTACACAAGCCCTATTAACTAGTCTAGAGAAGCAGGAGACAAATCATTAGACTGATTGCCTTTAACTGCATATCTATGACTGCCCTTACTAAATTTCTCAGGGACTTTACCGCCTAAACGACAACCCGCTGACATACAAAGATTGATATTATCTAACTCTGCTTGGGTTGCATTACTAATATCAGAAGACAAAGTAATAAAAGTATTACCCGCTGTAGCAAGTCCACGTATCTTAGACTTATGAACTACATTATCTACCTCAACTGATACTACATAACAACTATCTGAATATTCTTCCATTTTAAACTCACATTCATCTGGTTTATGATTAAATTGACATTATTCAACCAAATATCAAAAACAATGCCAAATCAGAGGTGGGATACTTATTCCATATACCACACGCATACATTCTAGTTGCATTTTTGAAAAATGGGAGTTATATTAAGATTATGGGAAACATGAAGATACCAAAAAAAATGCTATTCCAAATGGTTATGGAAGGTAAAATAGAAAAATTAAATAAAAATTCTGGAGAATGGACTAGTGAGAAATTCGATCCAGGAAATGAAGAACATATTTTTGTTAAAGATCAACACTATGCACAAGCTGAAATAGATTTTGTTCATGAGACTTTAGAGTTGGGAATAAAAATTGTTAGAGATATTAATTAACGTGTGCATGTTAGTAATACTTATAGTATAAATACGCACGTAAGGTGCTAAGTATTACTTATAGTATACTAGTAAAAAATGAGGATGTCAAGTAAAAAATGAAGCAAAAGAAAAAAAAGCCTACATTAAAAGATATTATAGTAGCGATTGCTAGTTTAACTATGCAATTAGATCAATTAAGGAATCATGTGTTCAATGGAGACAAAGCATTGGATGAATATATTAATATGAAGGGTGAGAAAGAAGAATTTGTAAAATTTTTAGAAAAAAATTACAAAGATGATAAAGATAACGAGAAGACTGAAGATAAATAACTTTGAATCCACTGATTATGAAGTATATACCAAGGAAGAATTTGAAAAGATTGGTAAGAAATACAAACATTGGAAGAGATGTAGCCCTGGTGATTGGGGAATTAGTGATGATGGTTATGTGGCTGAGTGTTTACAGCGTAACATTTACGGTACAAATGTTGAAATGGTGTACCCGTATGGTAGGCAATGGGCTAAGAAAGCTGCAAAATTAAAGTTTGAGCCGCACTATTACAGTAAAAACTACAGTAATGTGTCTGCAAAGAGCTATTCAGAGCTAGAATCTACCAGAGATAGGGCAGATTTAGCAATAGATGCGTTTCTAGCCTACAAAACTGCAGGAAAGAAGCCAGATTTGGAAAAGATTGGCAGGATATACAGACCAGATCAAAAAAATCCTGCACTAGCAGTAAAAAAATTATTTAAAACTAAAGAGGTCAAGAAGATTATGGCGGATAAGCTAAAAGAAATACTAATAGATAAAGATATAGATGAAGGTTATGTCCTTGATGTTATGAAAGATGCAATAGATACAGCTAAAGTTAAAGAAGATCCAGCAAATATGATACGTGCTGCTAAAGAACTTTCTGTATTTTTAGATATGCAACCTAAACAAAAACAAGTTACAGAGTCTCTAGAAATAGATATGTCCAATCAGATAGCTGATACATATGAGAAGCAGACTAAAAAATTAAAAGCAACTAAAGTTAGGGAACTAGAGGATGGCCAAGAAAATAATAATTATTAAATCAAAGAGTAAGGATCACCTAGAGTTATTCTATGCTGTGCTAAAAGAAGTAGCTAAAGATATGAAAGTTGTGGTTATAGATGAGTAAAGATAGAGATAAGATTATGCTAGAGATGGAAAATGACATGTTATTATTTGGGAGAATGGTAATGCCTAACATGTTTAGTGAGAATTCACCTTCATTTCATTATACGATAGTAGATTATTTAAGTTCCAAAGAAAAACAAATTAATATTATAGCACCTCGTGGTCATGCTAAGTCATCGATTGTTGCTGGTGTTTATCCTTTATGGCATTTAATGTTTGATAAAGGTGTGAAAGTGATTGTACTAGTGTCTAGAACTCAGTCTCACGCTACAAAACTAATGGGAACTATTAAGGATGTGTTAGATTATTCTCAAGAGTTTAGATACTTCTTTGGATACTGGGGACAAAACTCGGCGAGGAAGTGGACGAACACAGAGATAGAACTAAAAGATGGTAGTATTATTATATGCAAAGGTACAGGACAACAGATAAGGGGGATAAAACATGGGAATCAAAGACCAACGTTATTGGTATTGGATGATCCTGAAGACGAGGTTAACACGAAAACTGCAGAAGCGATGGAATATAATCTACGTTGGCTGCTGCAATCTGGTGTTCCATCCCTTGATCCCTTACGTGGTAGGATATGTGTTATTGGTACTCCTCAGCATGAGAGATGTATGGTTGAGACTTTAAAGGATATGAAAGGTTGGAAGAATCTAGAGTTTAGGCCAGACCTAGACAGCAATACAGCACTATGGCCCGAAGTATGGCCCATAGAAAAATTAAAGCAAAAGAAAGAAGAATTAGATAGTATTAATAGATTGTCAGTGTTTTATAGGGAATATCTATGTCAATTCGTAGGAGATGAAGACAATTTGTTCCGTGCTGAACATATTAACTACTATGATGGATTTATAGAAAGAGATGAACAGGGATTGTCGAATCTCGTACTGACGAACATAAATGGTGAGGAAGTGGAAGAGATTAGACCTGTAAACGTGTTTACTGGTGTCGATCCCGCATCCAGCACTAAAAAAGGAGCAG